GCGCTGGATGTACTAGATCTGCCGGAAGAGGAAGTTAGTGCCGCGGACAAGTTATGGGCGGTGTTGAGGCCGGAGCTGGTGGACGAGATGATTCTCCATGAGTTTGCCTGCTGGTGTGCGGAAGAGGCGCTGGCATCTGTGCAAAACCCCGATCCCCGGAGTGTAGCGGCCGTTGAGGCCAAGCGGAAATGGATGCGGGGAGAAACTACCGATAGGCAGTTGGAAAAAGCCCGGGAGGCCGCGAGGGACGCCACGAGGGACGCCGCTGAGTATGCCGCGTGGTGTGCCGCTAGGCGTACCGCTATGGACGCCGCGTGGTGTGCCGCCATGGATGCCGCTAGGTGTGCCGCTGAATGTGCCGCCAGGTATTCCGATAGGTGTGCCGCTGAATGTGCCGCTTGGTGTGCCGCCAGGGATTCCGCTAGGCGTGCCGCTTGGTGTGTCGCATGGAACGATGCCCGGCGCAAACAAGTTCAGATGCTGCGGGAGCTGCTGGGGAATGGCTGAGTTTTTTCTGGATCTGGTTCCGCCGCGAGTGACGCACCAGCAGAAAAAAGTGGCGGTTGTGGGGGGAAAGCCCCGGTTTTACGAGCCGGAAAGATTGGCGGACGCCAGAAGGATATTCCTGCTCTTTCTCGCGCCCTACAGGCCCGCCAGTCCATGGGAGGGGCCCGTGCGGCTCTGTACCCGCTGGCAGTTCCCCAGGGGCAAGCGCAAAGCGGGGTGGAAAACCACACGGCCCGATACGGACAACCTCCAGAAGCTCCTGAAGGACTGCATGACCCAGGCGGGATTCTGGAAGGACGACGCGCAGGTGGTATCGGAGACGGCGCAGAAGGTGTGGGCCCAGAGGGCTGGGATCTGGATTAAGGCGGAAGAAATTGAGGTGTTCTCCCCATGAAGCCCAAAGAGGTGAAAGACTGGATGAACCGGCGGGTGATCTACAGGCCCAGCGGAGCGGCCTACCGTCTGACCGCGTATATCTACCGCCAGGACAGGAACGCCCAGCCGGTATACCAGGCGGAGCTGCAAGACCTGACGGCGGAGAGCTCGGTGCTCATCTGCCGCCTGCAGGATGTGGACCCGGAGAAATAAGGAGGGTGAAAACATGCCTGGAGCAAAGAGCAGAGATAAGAAAATGACCCACCTCTCCCTGTTTACGGGGATCGGGGGGCTTGATCTGGCGGCGGAATGGGCGGGGTTTACCACCATCGGGCAGTGCGAGTGGGCGGATTACCCCACAAAGGTGCTGGAAAAACACTGGCCTGGGGTGCCCCGCTGGCGGGATATCCGGACGCTGACAAAGGAGAGCTTTCATGAACGAACAGGATTACGAACAGTTGACCTTATTTCCGGAGGGTTCCCGTGCCAGCCGTTTTCCGTTGCCGGGAAGCGAAGAGGCTGTGAGGATGACCGTTACCTCTGGCCGGAAATGCTGCGGGTTATTGAAGAACTGCGGCCCCGTTGGGTTATTGGCGAGAATGTTGCTGGAATCATCAAAATGGCGCTCGACACGGTGCTTTCTGACCTGGAAAGTATCGGATACGCCACACAAGCGTTTATTATTCCGGCTTGTGCCGTCGACGCCCCGCACAGGCGGGACAGGTGCGCGATTGTGGCGAACACCGATGCGGGAAATGTTCCCAACGCCGACGGCTTCAATGGCAGAACACGGCGGGCCGAACGGGAGGGACAGCCACGGGAAACCGGGGCTACATATGGCGGCTTTAATGTACCCGACCCCCACGACCGGCGCGGGCCTATGCGGCGGCAGCGGGAACTATCATCAGTTGAAGAAGCTGGAAGCGGCGGGAGAGATCACGGAGGAAGAGCGCCGGAACATGGCACAAAGGAACGGCGGGCAGCTGAATCCGGATTGGGTCGAGTGGCTGCAAGGATTTCCAATAGGATGGACGGAGGTGGAATAAATGGCGATGGCAGAAAAAACAGCTCCGGTCAAGCGATGCCCTGTTTGTGGAGCGCTCATGGTGAGAAAACGATACAATGGCAGGTTGGAAGATATGGGAGCGTTTCTGCGCAGAGTATATTGCAGCAGAAAATGCATGGCAAAAGGATATACAAAGGCAGACGCTACTCTGGCAGCATTGAGGAAGAGGAGCTCGAAAATGCGCGGAAAAAGCTGCTAGATGTGCGGGGCAAAAGAAAATCTTCAGGCGCATCACATAGACCAGAATCCGAAAAACAATACGTCGGGAAATATTATGACACTGTGCGCGGGGTGCCACACCAGACTTCATTGGGCTCAGGGCAAAACGGTGTGTCAGCGCAGAACATTGGCTTCTGGCAGGACGAACCTTTGAACGTGCCCAGGATCGCGGTCGGCATAAAGGACCGGGTGAACCGGCTGAAATGTCTGGGAAACGCTGTGGTTCCCCAGCAGTTTTACCCGGTATTCCGGGCAATTTATCAGTTGGAAGGAGAGGGCTATGCAGGACATGGAGGCATACCGGATTGAGAACGCGTTCTCGGTTCGGGCCATAGACAGCAGCTGCAGGGGGCTGAAATACTTTGTGGACGACGACCGCAGGGGGATTGTGATCGCGGGCGACAGAGGCATGGTGGGCCTGACCCTGAAGCAGGCCGGGGCGCTGTCGGAGGAGCTTCCGGCCATTATTGAAACTCAGCTGGGATAGATATCAGGAAATCGAGGGAAATAAAAATGGATTATTTGGATTTTTTGCGTTCAAAGATTGATATCGCGCCGGAAACGGGAATTGCCATCGATCCGTCGGAGATCAGTCCGGCGCTGCTTCCCCATCAGCGCGATGGGGTAGCCTGGGCCGTGCGCGGCGGCAGAAGGGCGCTTTTCGAGGCCTTTGGCCTGGGAAAAACCGTTCAGGAGCTGGAATATTGCCGCCTGGTTTTGCGGCACAAGGGAGGCCGGGCCTTGATCGTCATGCCGCTGGAGGTACGGGCGGAGTTTCTCCACGACGCCGTGGAACTATTGGGGATGGAGGCCCCCCGCTACATCCGGCATATGGACGAGGCGGGAAAAGAGGGGATTTATCTCACCAATTATGAGCGCGTCCGGGATGGGGATATCGACCCCAGGGGTTTTACCGCCGCCAGCCTGGACGAGGCCTCGGTTTTGCGGAGCTTTGGAAGCAAGACCTATCAAACTTTTTTGGAGAAATTCAAAGGGGTGGAGTTCAAGCTGGTTGCCACGGCTACCCCCGCCCCCAATAAGTACAAGGAGTTGATTCACTACGCGGGATATCTGGAGGTGATGGACACAGGCCAGGCCCTAACCCGGTTTTTCAAAAGGGACAGCCAGAAAGCCAACAATCTGACCCTGTATCCTGGCAAGGAGCGGGAATTCTGGCTTTGGGTATCCAGCTGGGCCCTGTACATTCAAAAGCCCTCTGATTTGGGATATGCCGACGATGGCTATGACCTTCCCCCCATGCGGGTGCGGTATCACAAGCTGGAGACCTCCCCAGAAATTTCCACGGACCGGGACGGCCAAGAACGGCTTTATGAGGAGGCGGCTGTGGGGATGGTGGGGGCAATGAAGCTCAAGCGGGACAGCGTGGCCCAGCGGGCGGCCTATGCGGCGGAGCTGGTGGAAGAGAGCCCTCAGGATCATTTCATCCTCTGGCACGATCTGGAAGCGGAGCGCAGGGAGATCAAGCGGCTGCTGCCGGAGGCCCGGGAAATCTACGGGACCCAAGATCCGGAAGAACGGGCCGCCGCCAGCGCGGACTTCGCCCAGGGCCGCTGCCGCCTGCTGGCCACAAAGAAGGAGATCTCCGGCTCCGGCTGCAATTTCCAGCGGCACTGCCACAGGGCGATTTTTGTGGGAATTGATTTTGAGTTCAACGACTTCATTCAGGCTATTCACAGAATTTACCGCTTTTTGCAGAGAGAAGAGGTGGTGATCGACATTATCTATCTGGACCAGGAAGCAGAGGTGCTCCAAGCCCTGCAGGAAAAGTGGTCTCAGTACAACGAAATGACCCAGGAGATGGCAAGGATTGTCCGGGAATACGGCCTGTCCTCCCACAATCGGATGGACGTGTTGTCCCGGTCCATTGGGGTGGAACGGCAGGAGGTGAAGGAGGAACGCTTCACAGCGGTACATAACGACTGTGTTTTAGAGCTGCGGGGCATGAAAGGGAATTCCGTGGGGCTGATCCATACCAGCATCCCCTTCTCCAACCACTATGAATATACGGCCAGCTACAACGATTTCGGCCACAACCAGAACACGGAAGGTTTTTTCCGCCAGATGGACTACCTCTCTCCAGAGCTTCTGCGGGTGCTGCGGCCCGGCCGGGTAATGGTGGTCCATGTCAAGGACCGGGTGCTTTTCGGCAGCGCCACAGGCACGGGAATGCCCACGATGGAGCCATTCCATGCCCTGTGCATAGAGCACTACAGGAAGCATGGGTTTCAGTATTTTGGCATGATTACCGTGCTGACAGACGTGGTGCGGGAGAACAACCAGACCTACCGGCTGGGGTACACGGAGCAGTGCAAGGACGGCACAAAAATGGGAGTGGGGTGTCCGGAGTACCTGCTGCTGTTCCGCAAGCTGCCCAGCGACACCTCCAAGGCCTACGCGGACCAGCCGGTGGTCAAGTCCAAGGAGGAGTACAGCCTGGCCAGATGGCAGGTGGACGCGGCGGGCTTCTGGCGCAGCTCCGGAGACAGGAGGCCCACCCCGGAAGAACTGGCCTCTCTGCCCATTGGAAAAATCAGCAGACTTTACCGGGAGAGCTCCCGGCGGCGGATATATGACTATAAGGAGCATATCGCCGACGGGGAGGCCCTGCTGGAAGCGGGACGGCTCTCCAAGACCTTCGAGACCATCCCGGCCCAGAGTTGGTCCCCCTGGGTGTGGGACGATGTGTCCCGGATGAGGACCCTGAACACCAGCCAGAGCCAAAGGCGGCAGCAAATGCACGTCTGCCCGCTGCAGCTGGACATTGTGGAGCGTGTGATCGAGCGGTATTCCTCTCCGGGGGACCTAGTGCTGGATCCCTTTGGCGGGCTGATGACCGTCCCCGAGGTGGCGGTAAAAATGGGGCGGATCGGCTATGGCATAGAGCTGAACCCGGATTATTTCGTGGACGGCGTGGAGTATTGCCGGTCCGCCCAGGCCCAGAAGGACCAGCCCACCCTGTTTGACCTGGTGGGCCCCAGCGCCGGGTGACGCAAGAAAGGGGGCCATAAAATGACCAATCGGGAAAAGCTGAAGAGCATGAGCGATACGGAGCTGGGGGACTGGATCTGCGGGCTCATGACGGCGGAGGACTGCGAGGAAAGATGCCCGGCCAGGGACCTTTGCCATGTGGGCACAACGGTATGCCCCACTGGCTGAAAGCGAAAGCGAAGGAGGCGGAGGAGAGTGGATCCATTTGAGCGGGACGCCCGGCAGTATGAAAGAGAGTTAGAGCGGATTCAGTCCCGGCTGGAGATTCTGGAACGGCAGGAAAGGCACGATCATAGCGTTTCTTTGCAGAGGCAGATCGACATGTACAAGGAGATGGAAATCGAAATGAAAATCAATATCCGAGGGATGCGCCGCCGGGTAAAGGAGGAAAACCATGAACAAAACAAAGATTGAATACGTTGACTACTTCGACACCTACGAAGAGGCGGCGGCGTGTGCCGAATAGGCCCGGAACGCATAGGAGGCGATGATGATGAGAGACACATCTCTGGTCAGCTGGGCCTACTGGCCTCAAGGTGGGCCGGTCGTGCATGGCAAGATGCCAAGAAAAGATATGCAGAAAACTCTCCAGAAGTTTGAGGGTGAGGCCCAGAAGGTGCTGGCTGAGACCGGGGCGGACCATGTAGTGTATGGCCGCAAGTTCTACAATGAGGACGGAGAGCTTGAGGAGATTCGCTTCTACCTATTTCCGATGACCGATACAGAGTTCGAGAAAAGGGTCATCCCCCTGAAGAACCAGCAGGTATACGCAATCCACAAAATGAAGGAGGCGTTGGGATGAGCGACAGTCTGAGAGCGTCGGTGGTCTTCCGCAAAGCGCTGAATCAGTATGGGGCGGATCCCCAGGTTTTCATGGTGATGGAGGAAATGTCCGAGCTGCAAAAGGAGCTGTGCAAAAACCACAGAGGCGCGGATAATGTCTCCAGCATTGCGGAGGAAATCGCCGATGTGGAGATCATGCTGGAGCAGATGAAGATTCTGTTCGCCGTGGGCCCCCTTGTGGAGGAGGTCAAGGCCGCCAAGATCCGGCGGCTGGCAGACAGATTAGCGGGACGTCCGGAATCTGAGCAAAAGGAGGCAACACATGGAACACATCGAAAGCCACTCTGAGGCCGAAATTGTCAACGGATGTATTGCGCTGATGCAGGAACTGACTGGCCAATTCGAAGAGTACCTGGAGTATATGGACATTGTGCCAGGGGAGGGTGAGGAGCGGTTTGCAGCGGCTTTTTCATACTTCCACATTGTTCAGAGGCTTATGCTTTGGAAAACATACCACAGCGGCGGGACCTTCACAATACAAAAATGCGCTGAGTTGGGTTTTGACTCTGGCGATTGCGTGATTTTCCGGGACGAACGTGACAAGGAGGAAGAGGATGGACAGACTGACCATCCCTGACGGGGATTACTGCCGCGATGTGTGCGGCAATGCCAATACCTGCCGCCGGTTGAAGGAGGGCAAAACCATGTGCTCAGAAGTAGCTCGCTACCGCCGCCTGCGGGAGTATGAGGACACGGGGCTTTCGCCGGAGGAAATCGAAAAAATGATCGGGGAAGGAGGGCGGCGGCATGTACATTAACCTATTTTGGGCAGGGACGCTGCTGGTCATCGTGGTGGAAATTGTGTCCCTGTTTGTGATCGGCCTGGTTAACGCAAACAAGAAAAAGTAACGAAAAGGAGGACATTATGAAAAGCAAACTGAAATTGTATGGGATCATCGCGGCTATTTTGGCGGCAGTAGGCCTCATGTCTGTTTTTGCCGTACAGGGGGCCCAGAACAAGGCGATTGCGTTGGAAGAGCAGGTGGAAGCCGCGAAGTCCGACGTAGCCGTCCAGGAGAAGCGCCGGGTGGATCTGGTCTATAACCTGGCGGACTGCGTGAAGCAATACGACCGGCACGAGGCGGAAACCCTCACGGCCATTGTAGAGGGGCGGGGCGGCACAGGAAATATCGGAAATGCCTCCACCGCAATCGCGGCCGTTTCGGAGGCCTACCCGGAGCTGAAATCAGATGGCAACTACCGGGAGCTTATGAACGAGCTTTCCGTCACAGAAAATCTCATCGCCCAGTATCGTGCCAATTACAACAAACAGGTCAAGACCTATAACCGGCATGTCAGGTCTTTTCCGGGCAGGATGTGCCTGGATATTCTGGGCTATCAGTCCGCAGAGTTTGAATATCTGGATTATGACGCCCCCGCCAGCGCGCCCCAGGATCTTTTTGAGGAGCGCTGAAAATGGAGGTTACCAAGAGGGAAGTCCTTGCCAGTGTGGGAATCGTGGCGGTTATGCTGCTGATCGGGATGGTGATTTCCCAAAGAATCTGGCAGGCGAAGCTGGATCAGGATGAGATTTACCAAAAGGCGGCGGAAATTGCGGACGCGGAGCTTTTTCAGTATGGAATGCGTACCGGCTTGGGAAACGCTTTCGTGCATGGAGAGCTTTCCGCTGTGGACCCGGTCTCCTTCCCCGAAATTGGCGGGGAATATATGGCATTGGAAAAGGTGAAGGAGCGGCATACAAGGCACACCAGACAAGTAAGGCACACCAGAACAAACGCAAAGGGAAAAACGGAAACCTATTATACCACGGAGGAATATTGGACGTGGGACCGGGTTTCTTCGGAGGAAAAGACCTGCAAAGAGGTATTGTTCTGCGGGTCGGTTTTCCCCTCCACAAAAATTCAGCTTCCGGGGATGGAATATATCGCCACCATTCGGGAATCCGCAAAAATCCGGTACAAATATTATGGCACAGGCGCGAGCTGTACGGGGATGGTTTTCACCGAACTGAGAGACGGCGGTATTTCGGAGGATTCCCCCTTTTACAAGGATATGGACATCGAAGAGGCCAGGAAATTCTTGGAAAGCCGGGATTGGCGGTGGGTGTTTTGGCTTGTCTGGGCGGGCGTTACCGGCGCTTTGACATATGGCTTTTTCCGGTTGGAAAACAGGTGGATGGAATAGGAGGTGCGTCATGACAAAGGAGCTTTTGGAGCGGCACGCGGATACCTGCGAGGAGATCGGGGAGTTGGAGCGCCAGTGGAAAGCCCTGCCCCTGCGGGAGATGCTTTCCTTCCAGGAACAGCACGGGGAGCGGATGGCTCAGTTGGTGGCCTCTAAAATGGAGACGGAGGCCTTCGCCGGTTCGCTGCCCTGGGACAAGCGAAAGCTGGTGCGGGCGGTGATGAAGCACGGCCCCCGCTGGGACCTGGTCCGCCGGGAAATCCACAGCATGAAATCCCCGGACGCGCTGCGCATGGAGTATAACCGGATATTTGAAAACAATTTGTAAACTTTTTGCATTTGTTCGTTTTGTTCGTTTTGTTCGCCTATCGTAAAAGGTGTGAAAGAGAGTACAAGAAGTGTTTTCCTTTCTAAATCCGCCCCGGTTTTTCCTGTTTTCCCGGGGCGGGGAGATGCCGCCGTAGCTCAGTGGCAGAGCGGTGGAGACGAAGGAAGCGTCAACAGGCGCTGGGCGAGAACGCCGTTATCCACTCCGCGGGCCCCCGGTTCAAATCCGGGCGGCGGCAAACAATTCCCCCGCGCGGGGTTATCTCAGCTGGGCCGCTCCCATCCGTGAAAGCCGGACGCAACTCATGCGATTAGAAGGGACGCCGGTACGCCGCTGCAAGATGCGTACACGATATGCGGGCCATTTGGCGCATGAGCCTATGGCTGGCACCAGTGTGGTCTTGGATAATCGGAAAGAGGAAAAGCAGTTAAGCGCGATAATTGCTGAACTCCGGAAGAAGAACAAGGGCGTGTGATAATTGTACAATAAGCGCACGTCAGGCTTTGTGCCAAGCCACATAATATTCACGGCGCAGGTTGCCGGGGCAGCTCCCTGCAGGGTTCAAGTCCCTGGCCGTGGACGCTGTGCAGAGCGGGCGGGTCGCGAGCCGCTAATCTGCAATCACGGCATATGGGACGCGCACGGTGTGGTGAAGGGCGGCCGCCTGGTAGGGAGTGCGCAGTGCCGGAGAGGTCGAGAGGGAGAGTATCTGGCAAATATGTGCGGTGGCGGAATAGGTAGACGCATAATTTTCTGCGTTTTGTAAAACTTGCAATTCCGGTTCGAATCCGGCGGAGCGCTTGAACACAAGAGCTTTGTGCGAAAACGCAGGCGAATTGCATGAGCAGATGCGGGGTGCAAATCCCTGCCCGCGCGGGATATGTGGGCCCTTCCGGGCATGACCGGGGGGCGCGGGACATAAGGGAAGCACAGGCGGAAAGCATGAAAGCCCTGAATGACAGCCCGGCTCAGAAATCAAAAGGTAAAGGAAAATGGAAATGAATGAGATGCAGATTTATCAGGACCCTCGGTTCGGCCAGATGCGAGCCTTTCTCCGGGATGGGGAGCCCTGGTTTGTGGCGGCGGACGTGTGCGCGGCGCTGGAAATCAAGAACGGAAGGGACGCCATGACCCGTCTGGATGAGGATGAAAAGGGCGTCGCTTCAACCGACACCCCCGGCGGCTCCCAGAAAATGTCCATTGTCAACGAGCCCGGCCTTTACTCCCTGGTGCTGGGCAGCCGTAAGCCGGAGAGCAAGGCCTTCAAGCGGTGGATTACTCATGATGTGATCCCCAGTATCCGCCGCCACGGGCTCTACGCCACGGAATCCACCATAGAGGCCATGCTGGGGGACCCGGACACGGCCATCCGCCTTTTGCAGGAGGTGAAGCGGGAGCGGGCGCGGTCCAGGGCCCTGTCCGCGAAGGTGGAAGAGGACCGGCCCAAGGTGCTGTTCGCGGATTCGGTGGCGGCCTCCAACACCTCCATCCTTGTGGGGGAGCTGGCTAAGCTGCTGAGGCAGAACGGGGTGCAGACGGGCCAGAACCGGCTTTTCGCCTGGATGCGGGACAACGGGTATCTGATCCGCCGGGCGGGATCGGACTACAACATGCCCACACAGCGGGCCATGGAGATGAGGCTTTTCGAGATCAAGGAGACCAGCGTCACCCACGCCGACGGCCATGTGAGCGTAAGCAAAACCCCGAAAGTCACCGGCAAGGGCCAGCAGTATTTTGTGGGGGTTTTTCTCGGGGACCGGCGGGAGAAGGGAAACGAATGTGGTACATAGCCGCCGTATTATCCGCCATTTTTGTAGTCCTATATGTTCTGTTTCTCTTGACTGCAGCGGCCCAGGACAGGAACAGCGGTCAGGAGGACCAGCCTCCGCAGTTTTCCTCACCTGAGTATATGGAGCGCCTTGCCACTGTATGCGAGGCCCTTTGGCAGGAACGGGAGGAACCATATATCCTGATTCTTTGGTGGGGCTTAGACGGGCTCAGACTTAACGGCGACGGCTCTTTGGAATGGATTAGCAAAAGAAGGACTGTGGAGCAGCAAATGACGGGCGCGGCAGGGCTTTGCAATACAATCCCCGAGGAACGCAGCTGGTATGCATTGCAAAACTGCTGCAATGGCGCAGATTCCCGATTGTGGGAGCTGTCTCAGGCAAATTTCAGAATGAAGCTGCAGGCCGCCCAGATGGAGCATAACCAAAGATTGACCCAAATGATAGGGCAGATCCAAAGTGCCCGCGTCTGCGAAATCCCTCTGGGCAGGCAGATCCAAAGTGTGCCCTGCGATACAGACAAAAAAACAGGATGTGACCTATAGACGACCTGATTTTGAAAGAGGATGAGGAATTATTCAGATCATGGCATGGGCCCTGGGGCTGGCGGACAGGCAGATCAGACACCTGTGGACTGTCCCAAGGGAGGAGGTGGCAGGATGGAAAAACCGAAGCTGCCTGGCGAGGGCGTAGGCTTTGAGCGGATCCGGCGCATTACCGGCTATCTGGTAGGCACCACCGACCGCTGGAACAACGCCAAGCGCGCCGAGGAGCGGGACCGGGTGAAGCATCAGGTGAACGTCAAAGAATAGGAGGCAAATCAAAAATGGAGAACCAAAGCACAAATTGCTGCTGCTGCGAGTTCGGGCCCCATTCCGGGAATAATTTCCGGGAGATTCCCGCTGTTGTGGAAGTTGTGAGGCGGACCTTGCAGGGCCTGGAAGAAGCTATGAAAAAAGACAACCAGAAAATGGAGGAATCTGAAATGAAAGTGTCCTACAAAGACTACACCGGCCGTCTGATGAAGCTGGAACGCAAGTCCCCGAATCTGTTCCCCGTAGACCGATTCGAGCTGGCGATTCAGCTGGAGGAGGGCGAGATCGTCACCTTCCCCGACGTGCTCCTGAAGGACGTCTCCTTCACCGGGGGCAGGATTTCACTGGCAGAGTAGATCTTTCCTGTGGGAAAGGCGGCGAGAATGTGGCCCAAAGGCTGACCGACAAAAAGAAAAAGCGGATCATTGCGGATTATGTGCAGCTGGGCAGCTACAACGCCGTCGCGAAAATGCACGGGGTAGCGGACACCACTGTAAAGCGGGTTGTTCTCGGGGATCCCCATATGCGGGAAAAAGCGGAGCAGAAAAAAGAGCAGAACACGGCGGACATTCTGGACTACATGGAAAGCCAGCGGGACGACGTGTGTAAGGTGCTGGGGATCTGCCTGGGGGAGCTGAAAAAGCCAGAGCGCTACGCCAAAACTACCCCACAGCAGATCGCCACCACCATGGCCATCCTCATAGACAAGTACACCGCATTCGGCGGCGGGCCCAAGGAGGAGGCCGAAGAGGACGGTCTGAGCCGGAGCCTGCGGGAGCTGGGGGAGAGGCTGGAAAGCGATGATTAGCGATAAGCAAAAGAAAATTCTGGCCTTCCCCCACAGCTCCTACGAGGTTCTCATCTGCGACGGAGCGGTGCGGTCGGGCAAAACCTCTCTGATGGCCGTGGCCTTTATCGACTGGGCCATGAGGGAGTTCTCCGGCCAGAGGCTGGGGATCTGCGGGAAAACCGTGGACAGCGCCGTGAAAAACATCGTGGTCCCCTATTTGTCCATGAGCTACGCGAAAAGCCGGTACACCCTGCGCTGGCGGCGGTCCCAGAAAATTCTGGAAGTCCGCCGGGGCCGCCGGGTGAACTGGTTCGAGGTGTTCGGCGGAAAGGACGAGGCCGCTTTCATGTTGGTCCAGGGCCGCACTCTGGCCGGGGCCATGCTGGACGAAGTGGTGCTGATGCCCGAGAGCTTTGTGAATCAGGCCGTGGCCCGGTGCTCTGTGGAGGGGTCCAGGATCTGGTTTTCCTGCAACCCCGGCCCCCCCAACCACTGGTTCAAAACAGAGTGGATCGACCAGCGGGAGAAGCATAACGCCCTGTATCTGCACTTCGACCTGACGGACAACCCGGCCCTTTCCCAGAAAATCCGGGACCGCTATCAGCGCACCTATACCGGGGTGTTCCACGACCGCTACGTGAAGGGGCTCTGGGTAGCCGCCGAGGGCAGAATCTACCCCATGTTCGACCCGGACCGCCATGTGTTGGAGGAAATCCCCCCCACAGAGGGCCCCTGGTATGTTTCCACGGACTTCGGCATTCAGAACGCCACGGTGTTCCTCCTCTGGCGGAAGCAGGCGGACTCCGCCCGCTGGATCTGCCTGGGGGAGTACTACTACTCCGGGGCGGAGGCCATGCGGCAGAGGACCACCGCCGAGCATGTGGAGGGCCTGCGGCGGATGCTGGACGGAATCTCCCCCAGGGCGGTGATTGTGGACCCGTCCGCCGCCCCCTTGAAGGTCCAGCTGCGCCGAGTGGGGTATCATGTGCGGGACGGGGACAACCGGGTCCTGGAGGGCCTGGACGACGTGGGAGTGCTGCTGCAGAATGATCTGCTGGCCTTCGCGCCCCAATGCGAAAACACCATCCGGGAGTTCCCCGGCTACGTGTGGGACAGCGGGGCGGCGGCCCGGGGGGAGGACGCCCCCCTGAAGTCCGGCGACCACTGTATGGACGCGGTCCGGTATTTCGTCCGGACGCAGAAGCTGGTCCGGCGGTCCGGCCCGGCGGTTTAGAGCCCATCCCAAAAGAGAGAAAAAAGGAGGCGACCCAGTATCAGAACCTATCAGGACCTGCTTGCCTGCGGGCAAGATGAGGCCAGCCGGATGGAGTTTGTCCGGCAGGCGGTGGAGGAGCACAGGCAGAGCCGCCGCTATCAGACGGCCCGGAGCGCCCGGAAATATTATGAGCAGGAAAACCCCACCATCGCCCGGTATGAAAAGCTGCTCTACGACGCCCACGGCCTCGCCCACCGGGACCTGTACGCGGCCAATCATAAAATCGCCAGCGGATTTTTCACCTTCGCGGTGGACCAGCTCTGCGGCTATCTGCTGGGCAACGGGGTTTCCTTCACCCAGGAAAACACCAAGGGCAGGCTGGGGAAAAAGACCATGCCCCTGGACCAGCAGCTGATGGAGGCGGGGCAAACCGCTCTGATCGAGGGCGCGGCCTACGGCTTCTGGAATCTGGACCATGTGGACGTGTTCGGGGTGCTGGAATACGCCCCCCTGGAGGACGAGGAGGACGGGGCCATGAAAGCGGGGATCCGCTTCTGGCAGGTGGACCCGGAAAAGCCCCGGCGGTTCACCCTCTACGAGCCCGACGGCTACACGGATTATATCCAGCGCAAGGGGGAGGATATCCAGGTCTATGAGAGAAAGCGGCCCTATAAGCTGCTGACCTCCACCTCTCCGGCGGACGGTTCCAGAATTGTGGCCGGGGAGAACTACCCGGGATTTCCCATCGTCCCCCTGAAAAACAACAAGAAGAGCCGGTCCTATCTCTGCGGCAAGCGGAACACCGTGGACGCCCTGGACCTGGTGACCTCCGGCATGGTGAACAACGTGGACGAGGGGAACCTGATCTATTGGGTGCTGGTGAACTGCGAGGGCATGGACGACCTGGACGACGCCCAGTTTATCCAGCAGGTGAAGAGGACCCATGTGCTCCACGCGGAGGGCGACCAGGGAGCGACTGCCCAGCCCCACTCCATAGAAGCCCCGGTGCAGGGCAACGACGCGGCTATTTCCCGGCTGGAAAAGCGGCTCTATACGGACTTTCAGATTTTTGACGTGTCCGCCGTGCTGGCCGGAAACCAGACCGCCACGGCCATCCGGGCCATGTATGTGCCCATGGACCTGCGGGCGGATCATTTCGAAACCCAGGTGACCCGGTTCCTGCTGGGCATTCTGGAGCTGGCGGGCATTGAGGACGAGCCCAGCTATACCCGCAGCAAGATTATCAACACCCAGGAGGAGACCCAAACCATTCTGATGGGGGCGGATTTCCTTCCCCGCACCTATATCACGGAAAAGCTGCTGATTCTCTGGGGGGACGGGGACAAGGTGAAGAACCTCCTGGCCCAGATGGAGGCGGAGGAGTTGGAGCGCTTTGCCCCGGAGCCCTCCCGGCAGGAGGAGTCCGGAGAGGACACCCCTACCGCCGGGGAGGCCATAGAGGCGGCGGAAGAGGCCACCGGCAAAACCCTGAACGGGTCCCAGACATCCAGCCTGATCACGGTGATCAAGGGGCTGAAAAGCGGCGACATCACGGAAGGGCAGGCCGTGCGGATTCTGACCACCTCCATCGGCGTGACGCGGGAGGAAGCGCTGGCGATTATAAGGGGTGAGGAATGATGAGCGATTTTCGACCTAAAGATATTGTAATTTACAAACCGACGGGAGAGAAATTCATTGTTTACGGTCTGTTTGATGGGAAATGCGGACTAAAGCCAATCGGAGGGGAAGGACTGTTCGTTGCGGACAAGAACGATGTCGTTCTCGACGCGACCTTTTCGGAGGCGGCATCCCAATCGCTCAAAAATATTATAAGCAATCTGGAAGAGCCTAATGAAACGCAAACCTGACCTGGCCCATTCCCGCACCGACCGCGAGCTTGCCGCCCTGGAATCCCGCATCGCAGCCGAATACAAAAATGCCGCTAAGGAGCTGCAAGAGAAAATCGACGTCTACTTCGAGCGGTTTAAGGAGCGGGACGCAGAACAGCTCCAGCTTTTGCAGGAGGGGAAAATCACCCGGCAGCAGTACACCCAATGGCGGCTGGCGCAAATCGGGCGTGGGAAACGGTTTGAGGCCCTGCGGGACCGGGTGGCGGAGCGAATGACGGACGCAAATGAAGTTGCCTCCGCATATATAAATGACCGGACCCCTGCCATTTACTCCCTCAACCGCAACTATGCGGCCTACACCATTGAGAGCCAGGTTGGGGCGAATGTTGGCTTTGACCTGTGGGACGAACAGACCGTGAAGCGCCTGATCGTGGAGCGGCCGGACCTTATGCCGTATTATCCGGCAAAGCGGGCGGTGAAGCGCGGTATTGATCTGAAATGGGGCAAGCAGCAGATCACCGCCCAAATTACCAGCGGGATTCTACAGGGGGAGAGCATCAAGTACCTGGCCGACCGGCTTCAGACCAATATTCCCAACATGAACCGCACAAGCGCCATCCGGGCCGCGCGGACCGCCGTGACCGGGGCCCAGAACGCCGGACGCATGGACAGCTACGCCGCCGCCGAGGACATGGGGATCCGGCTCAAGAAGCAATGGCTGGCAACCCTGGACAACCGCACCCGCCACGCCCACCGCCTGCTGGACGGCCAGACCCAGGACCGGGACAAGCCCTTCCACTCTGAGCTGGGGGATATCATGTATCCGGGGGACCCTAACGCCAATCCCTCCAATGTGTACAACTGCCGGTGCACCCTGACGGCAGAGGTGCGGGACGCGCCGTTTCCCCCAAACCCCATACGCCGCGCCCGCGACCCGGAGGCCGAGGAGAACATCGTGATCCCCGACATGACCTACGCCCAGTGGGAGGCCTGGAAAAAGGCGGAAAACCGGTATATGTGGGAAACATACCAGAAGATGGGCAAGAACGCGTCCGCCGATCAGAGGCAGTACAATCACTATGTGGAGCTTCTGGGCAGAAAAGCGCCTAAGACGTTCCGGGCGTTCCAGCAGATGAAATATCGGGCCCCGCATAAGTACGAAGCTCTGAAAAAGCTGGCACAGCAACAAAGGAAGGAGGAAAGGGGGAAGAAATGAACGTTGAAATCACCGACAACAGCGCCGAATTCCGGGCCGGGATGGAGGCCGCCGTGCTGCGGGCGTTGGAGAAATGCGGACTCAAAGGGGAAGAGTACGCGAAGAAGATGTGCCCCGTGGACACAGGCAATCTGCACAACTCCATCTCCCATCAGGTGGAGCCGGGAGAACAGGCGGTTTACATCGGCTCCAACTCCGAATACGCCGCCTATGTGGAGCTGGGCACCGGCAAATACTATCCCGGCGGCAGGCAGGATCCCTGGGTCTACCAGGATGCCAAAGGCAACTGGCACCTGACCCATGGCCAGCGGGCCCAGCCCTACCTTAAGCCCGCCGTGGCCGGCCACGCCAAAGAGTATGAATCCATTATCAAGGGGGAGCTTCATGGGAAATAGCCGCTTGACGTCGGAACAGCTCCAAACGCTGGAAATGGTTCTCCGCCATGGGGACCGGGTGGAGCTGGTCCCGGTCAAGGGCGGAGTGCGCCTGCTGCGGGTGCGCCGGGAGGAAGTGAAAAAGGCGGAGGAAATTCCGGAAAACCCTTGACTTTAAGGGAAGTTTATGGTAAACTATACTTACAATATAATAAAAATTCCCCGCCCTAAGCGTTGGGCGGGAAGGGCCGAGAGGGGTCAATAACGGAAGCAGTTCCGCTGTTGGCCCCTTTTTTGTTTTTCGCGAAGAAACCAGATTCCCGGAAATAAGCGGTTTTCCGGAAGAGCCGAGCGTGGCTGTGGACCCCTGAGTGGGCCTGCGGCCGCGCTCTTTTTATTTGGTAAAACCCGCAGAGAACGCGGTTTTATAGATTAACGAACGGCAGAGACTGCCGCCGGGAAAAAGGAGTTAATTTTTTATGGCACTGACAAAAGCACAGGTACGGGAGATTCTTTCCGCCGCCGGGGTGGACAAGGAACATATGAGCGACGCTGTGGAGAAAATCATCGACGGCCATGTGGCCTCCGTGAACGCTCTGCGGGAGGAAATCGATACGTACAAGGAGACCGCCGGGAAGCTGGCCGACGTCCAAAAGGAGCTGGAAGCGGCCCAGACGGAGCTCTCCGCGTCAAAGAACGACAAGTGGGAGCTGAAGTACAAGGCGATCAAGGAGGATTTCGAGGCATATAAGGCCCAGCAGTCCCAAAAGGACGCCCACGCCGCCAAGGAAGCCGCCTATCGGGCGCTGCTGAAAGCGGCGGGAATCAGCGAGAAGCGGCTGGAATCCGTTCTCAGGGTCAGCGACGTGGACGGCGTGGAGCTCAACGAAAAGGGTGAGGTCGCCGACGCCAAGGACCGGCTGAAATCCCTCAAGGAGGAATGGGCGGACTTTATCGAGACGCGGGAGATCCAGGGAGCCCAGATCTCCACGCCCCCGGACGGAGCCGGCGGCGGGCGCACCATGACCAAGGAACAGATTCTGGCAATCAAGGACACCGGAGAGCGGCAGCGGGCCATGGCCCGGAACCTGGATCTCTTCGGCATAAAAGGAAAGGAGTAAAGAATGCCTAACGTAGTCACTACAGCGGAAGAAAAACTGATCACCCAGGAGGATATGAAGCGGGCCCGAGAGGTGGATTTTGTCTATCAGTTCGAGCACACAAGCCTGGCGAAGCTGATGGAGGTGCTGGGGGTAACCCGGAGGATCCCCATGATGGAGGGGACCACCATGTATTACTACACCACCACCGGAGAGCTCCAGGACGGCAACGTGGCCGAGGGCGAGATCATCCCTCTGAGCCAGTACAAAACCGAGAAAAAGCCCATCGGCGAGATCACCCTGAAGAAATGGAGAAAGGCCGCCAGCGCCGAGGCCATCAAGAAGTCCGGCTATGACGCCGCCGTCCGGGATACGGACGCGGCTCTGCTGAAGGATGTGCAGGTCAGCGTTAGAAAGAGCCTGTTCGACTTTCTCAACGGCACGATCCAGGATTCCACCCCGGTTGCCGGGGACAGCCTCCAGGCGGCGCTGGCCGCCGCGTGGGGCCAGCTGCAGGTGAAGTTTGAGGACGACACCACCCAGGCGGTGTATTTCCTCAACCCCCTGGACATTTCCCGCTATCTGGCCACTGCCAACATCACCACCCAGACCGCCTTTGGCATGAACTATATCGAGGATTTTCTGGGCCTGGGCACGGTGATCATCTCCTCCCGGATTACCGAGGGGACCTTTGTGGCCACGGCAAAGGAGAACTTTATTCTGTACTATCTGACCATGGGCGGGGACGTGGCGTCCTCCTTTGGTCTTACGGCGGAGGAGCTGGGCCTTGTGGGCATCAACAGTGGCTACCCCAACAAGGAGCGGGCCCAGATTGAGAGCCTGGTGATGAGCGGCGTCCAGATTCTGGTGGAGTACGCGCCGGGGGTGGTCAAGGGCGTCATCGGCAGCGGAACCACCCTTGCGGCCGCGTCCGCAAAGGCCTCCGCCGGTAAGTGAGGAAGGAGGGCGGCGGAATGCTCGAACAGGTTCTGAGAGAAACCAAAAACTGGTTTCTTGTGCCGGGCGGCGTGCATCCGGGCAGCTACACCATCCAGGACGGCGGCATCGCGCTGCCCTTCCTCCAGGAGGGCCAGTATTTCCGCATCTGCGGCAGCTTGTTCAACGACGGCTTGCACCGGTACGGCCCGGCCATGGAGCTTTTGCAGGATGAGGCCTTCCGGGGGGCGGTCTGGGCGCTGGCAGTGCCCCGTGCCGTGGTGGAGCTTGCCGAGGAGATTGCCGCATGGCAGAAGAAGTACGGCGCGGTCATTGAAAGCCCTTACACCAGCGAGAGCTTCGGCGGCTACAGCTATAGCAAGGCCAGCGGCGCAGGGGACAGCACCGGCTCAGGCGGCTGGCAGACGGCGTTCCGGGAACGGCTGAACCCGTATAGAAAGTTGAGGGGAATTTGATGGTGGAATTGAAATCTTGCCCGTTTTGTGGCGGCAAGGCAGTTGTGAAAACCAGTTCTAATTCTGTAGACCATTGTGGCCTGTTTTCGCAACTTCACAGCGTTTCTTGCTCGAAATGTGGTGCAACAACTTCAAAAACATATAAATCGGAGTTTCGGCGAGACATTGATGGATTTCACGTCATCCACGATGGCTATGAAGAAGCGGCAACGGACTGGAACAGGAGGGCCACAGAATGAGCCTTTTACAAGAGTACATGGAGCCCTGCCAGCTGATTGAGAAAAAGCGCGTACCGGACGGCGAGGGCGGTTTTATTACAAACTGGGCGGATGGGGCGGAGTTCAAGGCTGCTGTGGTCTGTGACACCTCCATGCAGGCCCGGACGGCAGAGAAACAGGGTGTTACCAGTCTTTACACAGTGACCTGCGAGCCCAACGCCAAGCTGGAGTACCACGACGTGTTCCGCCGGCTGTCCGATGGCAAGATCTTCCGCTGTACCAGCGACGGAGATGACGTTAAGACGCCCAAGCGGGCCACGTTCCAGTTTTCCCAGGTGACGGCGGAGGAATGGGAGCTGCCCCGATGACCAAAGCCGCCGCCCTGCACGGGTTCTTCTCCTCCTTCGGCATGACGGCTTATGCCGCCGCCAGCGTCCCCGAGGACGCGGAGCTGCCCTATCTCACCTATGAGCTGATCACCAGCGCCTGGGACGGGGGAGAGGTGGGCATGACGGTAAACCTGTGGTTTTACACCGAATCCGAAAAAATCCCCAACGGCAAGGCGGAGGAGCTTTCCCGGGGCATCGGCCTGGGAGGCAAAATCCTTCCCTGCGACGGGGGCTATATCTGGCTGAAACGAGGGGCCCCCTGGTGCCAGTCTCTCCGGGACGAGGCCTCCCCCAACATCAAGCGCCGGTATCTGAACGTAACGGCGGAATACCTTACGAAAAATTGAAAGGAGTACGAAATGGGAAAGTTTACAGTGATTCCCAAGGATACCTTCGACGGCCTCCAGCTGGACGCGGGAATCCTGCTGAAAAAGTTCGACCCCGCCGATGGGGCTTTTGAGGACAAAGACCTGATCTGCGCCACCTCCGGCGGGATCAACCCCTCTTGCGTGCCCACCTACAGCGATTTCGCGGAGGACGTGGACAACGCCCCCAACAACATGATGGAGTTCAAGCACCTGGACGGCTGGGACTGCAAAATGGGCTTCACCTCTCTGGGCACGTCAGCGGAATCCATCCGGCTGTCTCTGGGCGCGGCAGACATTGATCCGGAAACCGGCAAAATCACCCCCCGCAGAAGCGTGAAGCTCACGGACTTTTCCGACGTGTGGTGGGTCGGGGACCGGGCCGACGAGGGCATGGTTGCCATCCGGCTGATCAACGCCCTGTCCACCGGGGGCTTCTCTCTGCAGACCACCAAAAACGGCAAGGGGCAGGTCTCTATGGAGCTGACCGGCCATGTGTCCATCAAGGAGCAGGACCGGATGCCCATGGAGTTCTACAGTACGGGCCCGGTTCCCGGTTCGGAGACCGGCGGAGAGCCCGGCACGGGAGAGGAGGTAGCCTAAATGAAGCTGTCGCAGCTGAGCACCGACGGGGCTATGGACGCCCTGTGCCGCCTGACCCCCTACATCACCCACATCACCACGGACCAGGAGTTTGTGGCGGCCATCGGCAAGGTGGTGAACCTGGAAGAGGTGAACCTTTACGGCCAATATGTGCTGATTATGGACCGGCTGGGCGAGGCGATCCCCATTCTGCTGAACACCCACCGGGCGGACGTGTACGGCATTCTCTCTGTGCTGAACGAAAAAACTCCCCAGGAGATTGCGGCCCAGCCCGTGCGGGAGACCTTCTCCCAGCTTCGGGAGGTGTTCCAGGATGAAGAGCTGCTGGGTTTTTTCAAATCGTTTCTGGGGCGGGGGAAGAAAGAACCCTCCGGGCCATCTGCAGCGCCCCCCGGCTGACGGCCCGGGGATATCTGGCGGTGCTGCCCGTCCTGATCCGCCGGGAGCTGGAAGAGCTCTCCTTCCGGGTGTATGTGACGGACGCCCTCCAGGCTGTGGAGGAAAACACGGCGGTTTCCGCCGCCTTCCTCACCAATGGCAAGGCGGGGAAGGTCCTGTCTGTGCGCTGGGCCCAGAGAATTCTGGACCAGGAGGCTCCCGCCCCCAGGGAGGAGCGCACGCGGGAGGAGATCGTGGACCATATCAGAGAAAAAATAGCAGCACTGCCCCCGGGGTAAGAGGTCCCCGGGAAGAGCCGAGAGGGGCTTCCGAAATTGTATTTAAGGGAAAGGAGGCCCTTTTTGGACTTATTTAATCTGAGCGCGAAAATATCCCTGGACGCAAGCGAATTCGACGCGGGGCTGAAAAACGCCTCGGGAAAGTTTTCCGGCTTTGCCTCCAGCCTGAAAAAGGGCCTTTCCGGCGCGGAGAGCTTTTTCAAGCCCGCTGTGGAGGGCTTTCAGGCCGTGGAGACCGTGGGCAAAAAGACGGGCGATGTAGTGATGTCCGGGGTGAAGGGCTTTATGGCGGCCTCCACCGCCGTGGCTGGGTTCGGGGGGACTGCGGTCAAGGCGGGGATGGACTTCGACGCGGCCATGTCCCAGGTTTCGGCGGTGTCCGGGGCCACAGGGGAGGACTTCAAAGCCCTGCGGAACAAGGCCATTGAGATGGGCGCTTCCACCCAGTTCAGCGCCTCGGAGGCGGCGGAGGCCTTTAACTACATGGCCATGGCGGGCTGGAAAACCGGGGACATGCTGGGGGGCATCGAGGGCATCATGAACCTAGCTGCGGCCTCTGGAGAGGACTTGGCAAGGACCTCTGATATTGTTACCGACGCTATGACGGCTTTTGGCCTGTCGGCGGATGGGACAACAAAGGTCCTTGTAAATGGATTTGAAAAGGAAGTCCCTAATGCAAGCCATTTTGCCGATGTGCTGGCCGTAGCGGCCAGTAACGCCAATACAAATGTCGACATGATGGGAGAAACATTCAAGTATGTAGCTCCTGTTGCGGGCACGTTAGGGTATTCAATAGAAGATACCGCGTTGGCCATCGGGCTGATGGCGAACAGCGGTATCAAGGCATCCCAGGGCGGCACGGCGCTACGGTCTATCATGAACCGTATTGCCACAGACGCGGGCGCAAGTTCTAAAAGCCTTGGAGCACTGGGCATACTCACGGAAAAACTTGGCGTGGAGTTTTATAACGCAGATGGTAGCGCAAGAGACCTGAACTCTGTGTTAATGGAAAGCCGGGAGGCATGGAAAGAACTCACAGTCCAGGAACAGGAAAATTACGCGAAGAAGATTGCCGGAGAAGAAGCGGGAACCGCCTGGATGGCAATGATGAATGCCAGCAATGCAGATGTTCAGAAGTTGACATCCAGTCTGATTGAGTGCAACGGTGCGGCTGGGAAAATGGCTGCCACCATGATGGACAATCTGGCCGGGGACATGAAGCTCTTTAAAAGCGCCCTGGAGAGCTTACAGATTTCGATTTCCGACGCCTTGAACCCCACCCTGCGAGAGTTTGCCCAGTTCGGCACAAAGGCCATGGAGCAGCTGACAAAGGGCTTCCAGAGCGGCGGGACAAAGGGCTTTTTCTCCGCGCTGACGGGCATCGTCACCCAGGCCACAAAATTCCTCGCGGAAAAAGCGCCTGAATTTGTCAAGGTAAGCTGGCAGTTTGTGGAATCCCTAGCGAACGGCATTTTGGACAGCGGCGATGAAATCCTGGCGGCGGCTGGAGAGATCATCAACATCCTGATCACCGGCGTAGGCACTTGGCTGGGAGAGCACGGGGAAGAGCTGGTGCAGTTCGGCATGGGGATGGTAGATACCATCTTCCAAGGGTTCAGCCAAGCCGGAGATCTGATCTCCGAAAATATCGGGCAGTTCATCCCCCTGATTGCCAACGCCTTTCTCAGTTATCACGAATCTTTGTTCACCGTGGGCATAGACATCCTGGGGGCCATTGGCCGGGGGCTGGTGGAGAACAAGGACAAGATTATGGAAATGGCCTCCAGTACGGTGCGGAATATCGCCCTGGCCATTGCCGAGAACGCTCCGGCCATTATCGACGGGGCCATCGTCCTGCTGGAAGCCCTCGCCAACGCGGTGATGGAGAACTGGCCCTTGATTGCCGCTGTGGGCATGGAGATTATTGCCAAGCTGGTGGAGGGAATCACCACCAATACCCCGGCTTTTGTTGCGGCCATCGCCCTGCTTTTCCCCCATATCACAAAGATCATTGATGTGGCAAGCGGCATTCTTGACGTGGTCGGGAAGATCGTAAGCGCAGTCACAAGCGGGATAGGAAATATCCTGGATATCGGGAAAACCTTGATGTCCGGCATCCAAGGCCTGTTTTCCTTGATCACCGCCCACCCCGTCATTGCCGTGATTACGGCCATTGTGGGGGCCCTGATCTATCTCTGGAACAACTGCGAGGAGTTCCGGGAGGCCGTCCAGGCTATCTGGGAGGCCATTGTCAGCTTTTTCCAGGCGGCGGGCGAGGCCATACAAGCCGCTTGGGTGGGGATTGTGGACTTTTTCCAAGGGGTCTGGGACGGCATCGTGAACATTTTCCAGAATGTTGGCCAGTGGTTTTCTGACGTGTTTTCCGCCGCTGGACAAGCGGTGCAGGACGCTTGGGGGGCGATTGTGGCGTTCTTCCAGGGCATCTGGGACGGCATTGTGGACATCTTCCAGGGCGTGGCGGAGTGGTTCGGGAGCATTTTCTCCGCAGCCTGGGACGCCATCAAATCCGTTTGGGACGCGGTGCTGGGGTTCTTTGGCGGCATCGCCGACGGCATCCACAGCGCCTTTGAGGCGGTGACCAGCTTCCTGAGCGACGCCTTTTCCGCCGCCTGGGACCTGATCTCCGGCGTGTGGGAGGCGGCGGTAGGCTTCTTCTCCGGGGTCTGGGATGGAATCCAAGGGGTTTTCTCCGCCGTTGCGGACGTGCTGGGGGGCTTCTTCTCGGCCGCGTGGAGCGCCGTCACCGGGGTCTGGGAGGCCGCTACCGGCTTCTTCCAGGGCATCTGGGACGGCATCACCGGCATTTTCCAGGGCGTGGCGGACTGGTTCGGGAACCTGTTCTCCCAGGCCTGGGAGGCCATCACCAGCGCGTGGAGCGGCGTGGGCGAGTTCTTCTCCGGTATCTGGGACACCATCACCGGGTTCTTCTCCAACGCCTGGCAGGTGTTCAGCGACATCGGCGGGAACATCGTCAAGGGCCTGTGGAGCGGCATCACGGGCTTGGCGGGCTGGCTTTGGGACAACATCTCCGGCTGGGTGCAGAGTATCTGGGACGGCGTGCTGAACTTCTTCGGCATCCACTCCCCCTCCAAAAAAGCGGAATGGGCCTTTAATATGCTGATGGAGGGATCCGCGAAAGGCGTGGAGAAAAACGGCTACAAGGCCGTCCGGGCCGTGGAGGACGTAAGCGCCCAGGTGATGGACGCTCTGCGCACAGATCCGATGAACATCGACTTCTCCCCCAGGCCTGTGGGCTGGGAGGGCGCATCCTCCGGCGCTGGAAAATCCTCCGGCGAGGGCGCTTCCTCCCTGGGCGGCACCACGATCATTATCAACTCCCCTGTGGCGGTGGATCCGGTGCAGGCCGCCCGGGAGTGGAAGAAAACCAGCCAGCAGATGGCTCTGGGATTTGTATAAGGAGGCGGCATGAAGCGGGAAATCACCATCCGGTCTCTGGCGGGCCGGGGAGAACTGACTCTCCGCCAGGGGGACGCCGGGGGCTATTGGCTGGGCACGGTGGACTGGGGACAGGTCCCCGGCCAGCACCAGGAGTACCGGCACCTGAATCAGGTAGGCAGCACCATTGTGGACACCATCGTGGGCACCCGGGCTCTGTCCATCGTGGGCTGGGTGCTGGACGGCGGAACCGGCGATCTCCGGGAGCGCTGCGCCTTTCTCAACGCCTTCTTCTCTCCGGTGGAGGACTACATCCTGGAGTACGAGGGGAAGAAAATCCAGTTCCGGCCGGATTCCTCCATCCAGTACCCCCCGGAGTACAGGCAGAACAACGAGAAAGTCCGGAAGTTCCTGCTGCAGGCCACCTGCCCGTTCCCCCTGTTCTCCGACCGGACGGACATGGCCGTGGCCTTTGATTCCACCGGCAAGCTGTTCCGGTTCCCCACCAATTTCGGCCAGGAGGCCCCCTTAGTGATGGGATCCCAGAACCGGGCCTACACGGCGGAGACCAACAACACCGGCGGATTCCAGACGGGAATCACCGCTCGGCTGCGGTTTTCCGGCACGGTGGAGAATCCCCGAATCCGGAACCTGACCTCCGGAAAATACATCGGGGTGAACCGCGCTTTCCACAAGGGGGAGCTGCTGGAAATCTCCACCCTGCCGGGGGAAAAGCGCATGACCCTTTATCCCGCCCAGGGAGAGCCGGAAAACCTGATCCGCTATCGGGACTTCGGCGGGGAGTGGATCCAGCTTCTGCCCGGGCGGAACCTGCTGGCCCTGGAGTGCGCCAACCCCGATCAGCGCCTCTCTATGGCCGTCACCCTCTTCTATACCCCCCTCTATCTTGAGGTCGAATAAAGGTCGTGGGGCTGTCTCAGCTGCCGCCTCGGTCGGCGACGGGAAATCGCCACCGGCGATTGCCTCCCCCACACCCCACAAACTTTTTGAAAAGAAGTTTAAGACGTTACCTTCGGTAAGTCTCAAAAACTTTTACACACTCCTCATTTCATTCGTCGCACATGACGCCACGAATGGAGAAATGAGATAGCTGAGTTTCGTCATAGTGTCTAAAAGATAAACACTCGCATGGCTCGGTTTATCTTTACGTTTTGCTACGGAAAACTCTGCTAAGCTGGGTGTGGGCGCTTTCAGTTAGCCAGGGTAAAAGTGTTGTCCACTTTTTCAAAAGTGGCGTGGTGTGGAGCGGAGCTCCACGGTCTTGCCCTTGACCTTAACTCCTAAGAAGCGCAATTTTTGCGGGTGTGAATAATAGTTAATCTCATGCAATGAGATGAATCTCTTTTGCAACTGAGAAAAAAGTCCCCTGGGCCCAGGAGAGGGCCGATTGTAAGAAGAAAAACATTCCCAGAAAGGAGCCGCGATGGAACTTAAAATGGAAGTCTACTCTCCCGCTCTGGAGCTTCTGGGGATTCTGGAGGGCTGCCGGTCTCTGGTGTATGAGGAGAAAGCCTTTTCCTCCGGCAGCTTTACCCTGGAATCCCTGATCACCCCCGAAATTCTCAGCCTGATCAAGCCGGACCGCATCATCTGGTTCCGGGAGGGCGCGGCGGGCATTGTGGAGCTGATCCAGCAGCAGGAGAGCCGGGAGGGGCCCTATATCACCGTGAAGGGAAGCCTGCTCACGGGGATTCTGGGCCGAAGGATTCTCTGGGGCCGGTATGATCTCAAGGGCACGGCGGCGGAGTGCATGGCCCGGCTGGTAGACGATTCCTGCATCCACCCCACCCGGGGGGACGGGCCAGCCCGGGTGTTGCCCGGGTTGAAAATGGCGGAGCCCCAGCCCGCCGGGGATGGTGTTCCCGCCCTGCGGGCCCAAAAGACCGGGGGGACCCTGCTGGAGGCCCTCGAAGAGCTGGGCGAGGCGGGAGCCACCGCTTTCGGGGTGGAATTTTCCCCCAAAGAGCCGGAGCTGCGGTTCTGGACCCGGGCCGGGGTGGACCGCACCGCCGGGCAGACCCAGCGGGACCCGGTGCTGTTCTCCACAGAGCTGGACGACGTGTTGGAAGCGGAATACAGCTGCAGCTCCGCCGGATACCGGAACGTGGCCCTGGTGGCCGGAGAGGGAGAGGGCCCGGACCGGATTTATCTGACGGCGGCGGAGCCCGGCGGGGAAGCGGCGGGTTTTTCCCGGCGGGAGCTCTGGGTAGACGCCCGGGACCTGCAGCGGGGGGAGGAGGGAAGCGAGGACCGGCTTACCCCCGAGGAATACGCGGAGGTGCTTCTCACCCGGGGCGGGGAAAAGCTGGCGGAAAATCCCCTGGCGGAGAGCTTTCAGGCCACGGTGCGCACGGTGGACCCCACCTATCGGCTGGGCCGGGACTTCCTTCTGGGGGACAGGATCACCGTGGAGGACCGGCGGCTGGGCATCCGGGCGGACGCGGTGGCAACGGCGGTGCGGTACGGCATCAGCCGGGAGGGGGAGAGCCAGGAGCTCACCCTGGGCTACGGCCAGCCCACCATCTATGAAAAACTCAGCAGAAAGGCGGACAGATAATGGCGCTATACGACGGCTTTTTTGACGCGGTACTGGACGAATCCACCGGCAAATATGACCGGGAATACTCCGGGGAGGACTTCGTGGGGTATTTCGAGAACATAGTAGGCTCCGGGGTGTGCGTCTATGAGAACCCGGACAGCTTCCGGCCCCTGTGGACGGCCCAGGGGGTGCTGCTGGCTCCGGGGGCCCTGTTCATCCGGGGCTACTACCTGCACAACCGGCCCGGCCCCCATGAGGATCCGGCGGAGTACCGGGGGTATCTTGTGCCTTTGGAGGGGGAGGGAGAGCAGGCGGTGCTGGCCCATCTGGATCTGGCCGTCCGGCGGATTGAGCTGCTCTGCCAGCCCAGGGGCCAGGATATTCCAGAGGATTCCCTGGTGCTCTGCTATGCGGATCCGGCGTCCGGCACGGTGGCCGACACCCGCCAGGACCCGGACCTCTGCGGCATCCTGGACGCCGCGGGGGACCTGTCCGGCAAGGTGGCCTACGCGGTGGACTACATCGACAACCAGGTGGAGGGTCGGCTGCAGGAGGCCCGGGAGCAGATCGCCGCAAAGGAGGCGGAGCTAGACGGAAAGATCGCCCAGGTGGCCGCCGAGGTGGAGAAGATCACCCCGCCTCCTGTGGGCACGGTGCAGTTCACCGCCAGCCAGAACGTGGGCCCGGAGTGGCTTCTCTGCGACGGCTCCTTCGTCAACGAAGCGGACTATCCGGAGCTGGTGGCCGCGCTGGGGAAGCACGTGCCCAAGCCGGAGGATTTCACCGAAATCGCCGCAGGGCGGCTTCCCGCCAACCTGACAAACGGGGTGATCCAGGACGGCAAACTCTGGACCTATTCCTTTGACCAGGGGAAGCTGCTGGGCCTGGACCTGTCCACAAAGGCGATCACGGAGATTCCCGTCACCGGCACAGACGAGCTCTATGCTCCGGCTATGCAGAGCATTTATCTTTCCATGGCGAACGGCGGCGTGTTTCTCGCCCAGTATAAGGAGAGCGACGCCCTTGCCAATAAGCTGCTGATCTATACAAACTACGCCTTTTCCCCTGGTGCGGCCTCCCTCCCCATGACGCGGCTCACCTGGGACAAGCCCGAGCTGGGCGGGATTTCCAAGGAGGACATGGTGCCCTATGTGTCCTATAACGCCTTCGAGGAGGCCTATCAGATTGCGGTGGGGGTGGGCTCCCCCACGTCAAGGACAGTGCCATTTACCTATTCCCTAAAATGGAAAGAGGGAAACCAGATCCTCCCCTACCCCACATACAAGGATTATCAGATGACCGCCGCGAAAACAATCTATCCCTATGCGTCCGGAAATCCTGCCGGAAAAGCCGGGTATCAGCGGAAAGCCCAGGGGGAGCTGCTCTATCTCTCCAATGATGTCACCCTCTCCTCCACCCCAAAAAAGCTCTACTCCATCCAGAGCAGCGCCTCAATGCCCGCCGGGGACCAGACATTGCGCCAGCAGCTGGCCGTAGCCACAGAGACAGCGGCCCTGACGGCGGTGGAAAAAACCGGCGCTTCCGGCCAGTTCCGTGTTGTTTTCCTCCAGAAAAACGGAAGCAAGACCAGCGTTTCCGTCTCGGTGAACGCGGGGGTCTACTCCCGTGTGTTTGAGGACGCCGCCGTGTATGTGGGGGAGATGGACCTGTGGCTGATTTTTGTGGGTACGGGCCTGCTCTTCACCTCTGACTTGGCAAACGCCGCCCGGTATGGCTTTCTGGATACCACGGAGGTCCTGGGCGTCATCACCCGGAACGGCTTTTTAGAGTACGATTCCCAAAGCCGTATTCTATATATTATGGGCCAGGATACGCAGAACGTGGTGAAGGTGGGCGCGTTCCAAATGCCCCCCCTCTACAACTACGCCAACGACGGGGCCTGGCTGCCCATGCTTGCCAGCGACGGGGTGCCCGCGTACATCAAGGCCACGGAAACGGAGGCGGCAGCGTGATTTCCTATGGCTTCTGCCTGGGGGACCCCTCGGGTCGGTACAGTTCGGAGGATTTCGCCGGGGCCTTCCACCCGGTGACCGGCAGCGGCGTCTGCCGGTGGGGCAACCGGTTCGCCCTGTCGGTGGAGGGCATGAGCGCCACCCTCCAGAGCGGCTTCGCCCTGGCCTTTGGCCGCTGGCTGAAAAGCGACGGCCCCTATGAGCTCCTGCTCTCCCCCGGCTGGGACCACGGGGACCGCTTCGACCTTGTGGGCGTGCGGGTGGACCTGGAGGCGAAGCGGGCGGCGCTGGCGGTGCTGGAGGGCGCGGCCCAGGAGCCTCCCCCGGGCTTCCTGCCCCTGTACCGCCTCCGGGTGAAGCGGGGGGCTGTGAACCTGCTGCCGGAGGACGTGGAGGACCTGCGGATTGACATCCCCAGCTTGGCGCAGAGCAGCCGGGAGGGCCTGCGGGCCTATGGCTTCGTCACCTCCGGCCTGGACCGGCGGGTGGAGGAGATTCTGGCCCTGGGGGACGGGATCCTCCAAAAAGGGGACCGGGCCATAGAGGACCTGGACGCCGCCATCCGCAAGGCCGGGGGGATGCCGGCTGTTGGCGAACTGACAACCGGGCGGCGGGCCCCTCAGCCTGAAAGCGGCTGGCTGCTCTGCCACGGGGGGCCCGTTCCAGAGGAATATCCGGAGCTTGCGGCACTGGGCCTGGAGGCGCTGCCGGACATCCGGCCGGAAGATCCCCGGCTGAGCACCTGGATATTTGCTGGGGAGGCCCAGAGAGAGGATGGTGTATAGTGTTCCAGCTTTACGCGGAGAAGAACCAGCTGCGTGTGCGGCAGAGAGAGCCGGTGACCAGCGGGTCGGTGAATGTGTACGAGGTGGGGTTCGGGTTCTCGCCGGAGTGGGATGGGCTCTCGACAACGGCAGTGTTCCGGTGCGGGGACGTCTCGGTTTCCATGCTGCTAGGCGAGATCGGGGCCTGCGCCGTGCCCTGGGAGGTGTTGGAGGACCCGGGCCGCAGGCTCTACGCCGGCGTCTACGGCACGCGGGGCGGGGAGCTGGTGCTGCCCACGGTATGGGCGGAGCTGGGCACGGTGCTGGAGGGCGCAAGCTCAGGAGAAAGGGCCCGTCCCCCCACTCCGGACCTTTGGGAGCAGGAGCTTTCCCGGAAAGGCGACCGGCTTGACGTCACTCCGGACGGAAGTCTAGGCCTTTACGCCGGGGACAATCTGTTAAGCTCCGTGCCTTTCCAGGGGGGCGGAGGCACGGCGGGCGTGCTGAGCTTCTACGGGCGCACGGGCCGGGTAGAGCCAGAGGCCGGAGACTACACCCCGGCCATGGTGGGCATGGAGCCCATCACAAATTCACAGATGGAGGAGTTGTTGAAATGAGCACAAGAGCACAGAAAATGGGCCGGGAAGTGGCTGCGGCACAATATCTGGACGCGGACGGCCTGCTGTTCCTGTGGAACAAGCTGAAGGCTACGTTTATGGAGCAGGGCGGGGTGCCTTGGGGGGCGAATTTCTACTATTTCAGCGCCGACCAGCCCCCCGAGGCCAACCAGATCCTCACCATCCCCCGGCGGCAGTTCGCCTTTAACCCTGTGAACGCGTCCCTCTGCTACGGATTCCTCACCTACCGGAGCAAGCTCTGGATCGCGTCCGTCTCTGTGGGGGTGTACAACGAGGGCAACAGCACCTTCCAAGCCGGGATCATGAACCTGTGGGCCGTGGAAGGGGGAGGCGGCGCGGCGGACAGCGTGGCCTGGGAGGATATCACGGGCAAGCCGGAGCTGGTGCTCCAGTCGGTTTACGACGCCTTTGTGGGCGAGACCCAGGCCGCCCTCACGGACCGCCCCACCACCCAGCAGATGAATGAGGCCATCAACGTCGCCGTGGGCTCCGTCTACCGCTACGCGGGCAGCGTGGCTACATATGACAATCTGCCAACTGAGGGCGTCTCCGGCGGGGACGTGTACAACGCCGAGGATACGGGCATGAACTGGGCCTGGGTCGCCCCCACGGACACGGAGCCGGGGTACTGGGACAGCCTGGGCCAGACCTTCACCATCGAGGCCATCCCTAACGCGACCATCCAGGCCATCGTGGACGGCACCTATGGGGAGGACTGATCTATGGGCTTTCTGGACGAACTGGGATTGAATTTTCTCTGGGGAAAGATCACGGCGAGGCTCTCCGCCAAGCAGGACAGGCTTACCGGCCAGACCGGGCAGGTGGCGGGGTTCGGGCAGAATGGGGCCCTACAGCCCCAATACCTGAATTTTACGGTGGCAGGAGACGGAAACCCGGTGGGCGCGGTGATCTCCTTTTTGGGGTTGAACGCGCCCCAGGGCTATCTGGTGTGCGACGGCGGGATGCACGCGATCGAGGATTACCCGGAGCTGGCGGGCTTCTTTGAGAGCCAGTTCGGCACGAAGAACCACTTCGGCGGGGACGGAGAAACCTCTTTTGCCGTGCCGGATATGCGGAACTTGTTTCTGCGTGGGTATCATGGAGACACGGAGGAAGTCAGCGCCGAACTGGGACAGCGGCAGGAAGCTACAGAGGTTCCCTGGGTTGCGGCGCTTAATGGATATGGTACCTCCGGGCTTTGCAATATGGGAATTTCCAAAGATCCCAGCCGCCCCGATGATCTCCCCCATTTTCGAAACAACGAGCTGGAAAACTTTGACTTGGATAGCACCATAACCACCGCTATAGTAGGCAGCGGGAATAATGTATTCCAGAACAATCCCAATACAGAGTGGAAGGTTGACCCCAGACCGGTTCCAGTCAGAGGGAAAGTCCGTCCTGTGAACATGGCCGTGCTCTACTGCATCAAAGCTGTTTCCGCAGAGAGCAGCCGGATCGGCGAGTATTCTACAGAGGAAGTGCCCATTGGTACATGGATTGATGGGAAAACAGTGTACAGGATGGTAATTCAAGGCACTTCTGGCAGCGTTACAGGATCATGGCGTGACGTCAAAGAAATTCCAAATGTTGAAAATGTGGTTTCCCTCTCTTTTGTCATTTGGAACAGTGAAGACAATCGGAACTGCGGAAACGACAGAGAATGTGTAGTAGGATATTCTTCTTCTACACAAATGCTTGGGATTTATGCGATAACCCAAAATAGAACCAATCAGCCATTCACTGCTCTGTTTGAATACACCAAAACCACAGACTGAAAAGAGGTGAGATCATGAACGAATGGGGCGTAGTAGGGGTGATCGTCGCGCTGGTGGGGCTGATAGCGGCGGTGGTGGGGCCCATGATCAAGGTGAGCTCTACCCTGACGCGAATCTCCACCATCCTGGATGGGGCCACCGAACGGCTGAACAAGCTGGAAACCGCCGACCGGGATTTCCAGGAAAGCGCCCGGCAGGCACATTCCCGGCTCCACGACCGGATTGACGGAGTGGACAGCCGGGTGAACAACCACGAGGTCCGCATCTCCACTTTGGAGCACGCGGAAAAGCTGTGAATTTGAGAGGAGGAATGGCAATGGTGACAGTGACAACCCAGCCCTGCCCGGAAACCAAGTACAACATCAAGTGTCCGTACGTAAGAACGCCACGATTTGTGGTGGTCCACAACACCGGCAACGACGCCCCCGCCAAGAACGAGGCCGCCTACATGCAGCGCAACGACCGGGAGGTCTCCTTCCACGTGGCGGTGGACGACCGGGAGGCTTTGCAGTGCCTGCCCTTTGGCCGCAACGCCTGGGCCAGCGGCGACGGCCGGGGGGATGGCAACATGTACGGCATCCACATCGAGATCTGCTGGTCCCTCAGCGGCGGGGATCGGTTCGCAAAGGCGGAGCGCAACGCCGCGGAGTACATCGCGGGCCTGCTCAGGCAGTACGGCTGGGGGCTGGCGCAGGTCAGAAAGCATCAGGATTTCGACGGAAAATACTGCCCCCACCGGACCATGGACCTGGGCTGGCAGCGGTTTTTGAACATGGTGAAATCGGAGCTGGACAAGCTCCAGAAAAAGGAGGAACCGGAATTGACACAAGCGCAGGTAAAGGAGATCGCGAAGAAGGAGGCCGCGGCGGAGTTCGCCCGCCAGAACCCCGTGTACAACACCATTGACGAGGTGCCCGACTACTGGCGGGAGGACGTCCGCTGGCTCATGAACCGGGGGATTCTCCGGGGTAACGCCAACGGCAAGCTGGGCCTCTCCCGGAGCGAATGCAAAGCCGCCGTGCTGGTAAAGCGCGGCCTGGAAAAGGCGGGGGTGGCGTGATGGACTTCTCCAAGAAGCTCATTTCGGACATCCGGTGGCTGCTGTGGGCGGTGACCCTGGGCGGGCTGCTGCTGGCGGCCTACTGCATCCGCAACGGCTACGTGGGATCCCTGCCTTGGCTTTCGGCGATGGTGGGCCTGCCCTGGACGGCCCACGGGGTGGTGTGCAGCTTCTACCTCAACATGGCGAAATCCGACCATAAGCAGGGCGGGATCACCTTCGAGAGCGCGAAAGCCAACCGTTTTGACCATCATTTGGAAGGAGGAGCAGCCCGTGAATGATTTTTTGACCACCCTTTTGCAGGCGGTGATTGTGGCCGCTGTGCCCGTGTGCGCCGCGTTTATCGGGCAGGCGGTCAAGGCGCTGGCCGCTTACCTTGGCCGGAAGTCTGACAGCGACATGGCCCGCAAGTACCTGGAAGCCGCCGCCAGCGCCATTTCCACCGCCGTCACCTACACCAGCCAAACCTATGTGGACGGGCTGAAAAAGGCCGGCGCGTTCACCCCGGAGAACCAGCGGGAGGCCCTTGAAATCGCCCTGGGGCAAGCCCAGAGCCTCTTGACCAAGGAGGCCAAGGCTTTCCTCAAAGAGGCCTACGGCGACCTGGAGGCCTACCTCAAGAGCCGCATTGAGGCAGAGGTGCGCAACCAGAAAACCGCTCTGCCCGTCCTGGCGTAGGGGCAGAAAATCCGCCCTCTATCCGTTGGCGGAGCGGGATTGAGAATTGACGGATCCCCCGGAAAATGCTATCCTTATAGGAAAGGAAGGATGTGCAAAAAATATGAAAAAGCAAAAGGAAGAAGAAACGATTAATATCAGCACCCCGGAATCGCTGGCTTCTGAAATGTACCGGGAGCTGAAAAAGGTGAATCAGTTTAAAACCACAGTGATTCTCTGGCTTTGCGGAATTATTCTGGCTCTGGTAGCGGCAATGGGCATTTTGAGCTGGTATCACATCCACATGTGGAGCCAGTTCGACACCGTGGTGGTGGATACCGGCGAGGGCGGCGGAAACGCCAACTACATTCAGGGAGATAACCAGGGAGGAGTGTACAACTATGGCGAAGGTGACAGTGAGAAAGCGCCGGAAGGGCAAGTCCCGGGGAACCCGGATTAGGCGCAAATAGGCGGGGAGGGCTGCGTGAATATCAAAACGGAGTTTACCCAGCCGGAGTGCGACCGGTTCCGTCGGGAGTGCAATTTCTCCGACGAGGAGCGGGCGGTGTTCGACCTGCGGGTGAAGAACAAGACCGTGGTTCAGATCCAGCTTCTGCTTGCGGAGCAGAACCTGCCCATGTCGGAATCCACCATTAACCGCAGAATCCGGAGCATCAAGAGGAAGATATATAAGATCATGTAGAAATAGTATGGGGCCTCCGCCGCCACAGAACGGCGGCTACGGCAAGACCTTGGGGCTTTGCCCCAAAACCTACAAGGGGCCTAACGCCCCTTGACCGCGCAATGTGTTTCATTGGGGCGCACATAGCCAACCAGGGGAAAAGTTTCGTAGACTTCGTAAAACGAAGTCTTACCTTTCTCAAAGGTGGTGGAGGCCGTAAACATCGCCCCCAAAAACACGCGCCTGCAAATTTTTGACAGAAAAAGGAGAGAAACCCGATAGGGCGACTCTCTTTTTTTGTGCCATAATAGAGATAGAAGGAGGGCGGGGGCACACGCGGAAACCGCCCCCATGAGAAAAATGAACTATGCCTATTATAACCCCAATCCCCAGGGGAAGGCCGTGGGGGACTGCGCCGTCCGGGCCATTTCCAAGGCCCTGGGCCAGACCTGGGACGAAACCTACGCGGGCCTCTGCCTGGAGGGATTCCTCCGCAAGGACTGGGGGAACGCCGACAATGTGTGGGGCCACTATCTGAAAGCCCACGGATTTGTCCGAAGCTGGATCCCCGACGACCGCCCGGACTGCTGCACGGTGGAGCGGTTCGCGGCGGAAAACCCAATAGGAACATACGTTTTATCTATGCCGGGGCGGCATGTGCTGACCGTTGAGGACGGCGTGATCTATGACAGCTGGGATTCCCGAAATGAGATCCCCGTGTATTTCTGGGCGAGGCGGGAACCGCCCGCCGACCGCAGCACCAGAGCTTAAGGAGGTAACTGAAATGGCTTATCAGCCCTATCCATACGGCGGATATTCGCCGGGCCCATACTACTCCGGACCTGTGCCGGACCAGCTGGCCCAGCTGCGGCAGAACCAGCAGCTGCAGGCCATGCAGCTGCTGCCTCCCCAGCCCCAGATGCCCCAGCCCATCCCGGGCCAGGCCGTTCAGCCGGTCCAGCAGATGGAGAACGGGGGAATTATCTGGGTGCAGGGCGAGGCCGGGGCCAAGGCCTATATGGTGGCCCCGGGGAACACGGTCCCCCTGTGGGACAGCGAGGCCCAGAGGATCTTTCTGAAATCGGTGGATATGTCCGGAATGCCCTCCATGCGGGTGCTGGACTACACCGAGCAGGGAGGCGCGGCCCAGAAGCCAGGCCCCGTGCCGCAGATTGATCTGAGCAATTACATCACCCGGGATGAGCTGGACATCATCCTGGGGGAACGCCTGAAGCGGCCCTCCAGGGCCCCGCAGAAAAAGGAGGAAGCAGACCATGAGTAATCCCTTGTATCAGGATCTTGGGCCCGCTCAGGGCCAGCAGGAGGGCCCCGCAAACATGATGCGGGCCTTTCAGCAGTTCATGAAGCAGAACCAGGGGAAAAACCCCAATGAGATGATCCAGCAGCTGCTCTCTTCCGGGCAGCTGAACCAGCGGCAGCTCAACCAGGTCCAGCAGATGGCAAAGCGCATCGAAGGGCCTCTCAGCAGCTTGAAGGGAATGTTCGGGTTCTAAATTTGTGCATACAGTCTGGCCAGACTTTGCAAATATATCAAAAAGGAGAATTTTATATGTCTCTTGGAAATGAAAGCGGCGGCGTGCCCGCCGTCATGAACGTGACGCCTACCGGCGGCGGCTCCAACTGCAACGGCGGCTGGGGCGGCGACTGGGGCGCGTGGATTATCCTGTTCCTGATCTTCGGCATGGGCGGCTGGGGCGGCATGGGCGGATGGGGAATGGGCGGCATGATGGGCGGCTATCCCGTGGAAGCCATCCTCCAGCGCAGCCTGGACACCCAGACCACCATCAGCAAGCTGGACGGCGTGAACCAGGGCATCTGCGACGGCTTCTATGCCCAGAACAACGCCCTGAACACCCTGGGCATGAACGTGATGCAGGGCTTCCACGGTGTGGATAACGCCGTGTGTAACCTGGGCAATGCCATGCAGCAGGGCTTCAACGCCACCCAGGTAGCCATGCTGCAGGGCGACAACGCCACCCAGCTGGCGATTCTGCAAGGCAACAACGCTCTGGCCTCTCAGCTGGCCAACTGCTGCTGCGAGAACCGGGCGGGGCAGGCCGACATCAAGTACCAGATGGCCACCAACACCTGCGCCGTGCAGAACACCATCCAGAGCACCACCCGGGATGTGATCGATAACCAGAACACCAACGCCCGGGCCATTTTGGACGCGCTGAACCAGAACTACATCCGCACCCTGGAGAGCGAGAACCAGAGCCTGAAGCTCTCCGCCTCTCAGGCCCAGCAGAAGGCCGCCATCGGCGCGATGATCTCCGCCAGCGAGGCCACCATCCTGCGCCGCACCGGCGCGGAGTGCCCCACCCCCGCCTATGTAGTGCAGCCCCCCACCCCGGTGAACTTCCCCACCAACTGCTGCGGGCAGTTCGCGGGCTGGAATAACGGCGGCTGCGGCCAGTGCGCCTGATTTTCTGGCTAATTTTTTCCCCGAATAACGGGTGATTATTTCGGGGAGTGGTTGTTGCAAAAATCGCAACGGCCACTCCCTTTGATTCAAGGAGTGGTTTTTTGAATATTGAGCATCTGCCCACCGTGGCCGATATGAAACGAGGTGCAGGCAATGGCATGTAAACCTGTTTGCAAGCTCTGCGACCACCTGGTGATTTCCCAGGCCGTCACATTTGCCGGGGGCAACCTGGTGATCAATCTGCCCGCCGGAAGCTACAACAACCGGGAGAAATACTGCATCGTTGTGGCCCAGGCCATTCCGGATACCGCCACGATCAACGCTCCGGTTGTTTTCACCATCGGCACGGGGACGGAGCAGTACCCGCTGACCAACCGCTGCTGCGCCCAGGTGACCGCCTGCGGGATCCGTACCCGCACCCGGTACTCTACCGTGGTATCCACCAGCGGCACAGGCGGCACGTTCCGCCTGCTGGGCAGCGCCTCCCCCTGCCCGACAAATAATCTGCCCAGCATCAACGGGACGGCTCCCGCCGCGCCCACCGCGCCTGCGGCATGAAAGGAGAATTTAGCATGGACAACCTGAAAGACAAGCTGTGGGACGAGCTGGAAAAGATCGACCGGAAGGAAGAGCTGAACCCGGGAGACCTGGAGCTGGCCCACAAGCTCACCGATACCATCAAGAACATCGACAAGATCTGTATACTGGAGGAAAGCGAGGGGTACAGTCAGGACGGCGACTGGACCGCCGATATGCGCGGAAGCTATGGAACCGGCTCCAGCTACGCCAACCGGGGCAAGCATCTGGTGCGGTCCCACTATAGCCGTGACGGCGGCTCCCATGGCGGATATAGCTCCCGGCGGGGCGGCTCTCGCGGCGGCCGGGGCGGCTATAGCCGGGACGATGGCCGCAGTGAGATGATGGAGCATCTGGAAAAGGCTCTGGATTCAGCGTCCGAAGAGGACCGGGAGGCGGTTAAGCGGTTCATAAGGCAGCTGGAGAGTGCCTGATAGGGGGAAGGACCCGTGCTGGATATCAGGGAAATCGAGTATTGGATCTCCAAATATGAGCGGGAAGCGGATAAGCTGGACCAGTGCGTTACTCTTTCGGCGCTCTATACCATTCGGGACCGGCTGGCCGGAGAGGGTCAGCGGCCCCCGGAGGAAAGGCGGGCCGTCCCGCAGGAGCTCCCCTTGGAAGCGGAGCAATATGGCGAAACCGAATTCCTGCGGACGGTTTCCCGAAAGGACCCGGGCGCGGCTTGGACGGTAATGGACGAGCTGATGGAAACCCTGCAGGTGATGAACCCCAGAATTTATGCCAGTGTAATGAGAAAGCTGCGAATCTTGTAATTCAAAGACCCATCCCAGCGTATAGCAGGACGGGTCTGATTTTTTTTCCATAGCGCGGTTTGCCTGTGGGTAGGGGAAAAACCGCCCTCCGCGCAGCAGCGGGTGCGGCTGGCAATCATCGCGGCTCTTGAAAAAAAGCCCGCCGACTTTGCCGCGTTCCTCCGATTGATGGAGGAGTCCGGCTTTGCCGTCAAGCGCGGGCGGGGCGGCGTGGTGTCGTTCCTCGCGCCGGAGCAGGACAAGTACACCCGGCTCCAGGCATCCACCCTTGGCGCGGGCTTTGACCCCGAGGACATCCGGGCAGTGATCGCCGGGGAGCGGCCCCTCCCGGAGCTCCCCAAGAACGCGCCGCCCCCGGCCCGGCAGGTGGGGCTTATCATTGACATCCAAAAGCGCATGGCAAAAGTTCGCGGAAGCGAACTTTCGGGCAAGGGCCCGGCTTATGAACGGTGGGCCAAGGTTTACAACCTCAAACAGATGGCCGCCGCCCTCCAGTTCTTGCAGGAGAACAATCTGACCGACTATGACGCGCTGGCGGCAAAGACCACGGCGGCGGTTGACCGGGCCCACGCGCTGGCCGGGGAGCTCCAGACCACCGAGGCCGCCCTCTCCAAAGTCTCCGGGCTGATGGGGGCCGTGGTGGACTATGCAAAGGCCCGGCCCGTGTTTGACGGCTACAAGGCGGCCCGGGCCGCTATGAATGAATTGCTGGGCGGTGAAAAGCTCCCCAAAATGGACGCGCTGAAAAAACAGCGGCGGGAGCTGGCAGACAGGAAAAAGGCTCTCTATGCTGAGTACCGGCAGGCCCAGCGGGATATGCGGGAGGCTGTGGCGGTCAAGGCCAACATCGACCATCTGCTCGGCCTTACGGACGGGCGCACCGATAAGGAACAGACGCGATAGCGGCGGTGACGCAGCCAATCTCTTTGGGACATTTTGTCCCAAAGAGCCGGGTTTGGGGAGGCTCCCCAACAAGCATTTTTGCGGGCCTGCGGCCCAGCAAAAATTTCGGGTGTGGCCACACCCGAATTGCTTGCCGTTTGTGCGCTCCCCTATACATGGCGCGAAAAAAAACGGAGGTCGCGCTTTTCCTTACGCTCCCTCCGTCTCTCTGGCTTTTCTGATACCCTCTGCGGCTCCCTCTATGATGATAAGCTCCTTTTCGTCCATTCCGTTCAGCATCCGGTCAATATGTTTCCGGCGCTCACTCTCGCCGCCCAGCTTGTCCGGGTAGAAAAATTCATCTACGGAAATATCAAAAAGGGTGACGAGCTTGTAAAAGGCATTGAGGCTGGTGTGCTGGCCCCGATTTTCAATATACATGATGGAGCGCGGGGTGAGGTCTACAAGCTGGGCCAAGTGCTCCTGCGTCCAGCCTTTAGCTTTTCGTCTGCGCTTGATTTCTTGGCCCAGGGCATGACAGTCCAGGCGCTTTTCGTATTGGTACAT